TATGACTCTTATTATATACACACGCGCATGAAATATTAAAAAATCAAAAAACTCAGTTAAAACCGCTTAAAAAAAAATAAAAACATTTTCTAATAAAATTTTTATTTTGGAATTTTTATGTGTATATTTGCAATATTAAATAAAAACAAATGGCAAAAAAACAATCAACTTATTCTATTGACGAAGATATTAGAAAAAAATTTAAATCAGAGTGTATTATAAATGATGTAGACATGAGTGAAACTATTGAAAGTTTTATGGAGAATTATTTTACAACTAGTAGACGTCTTAGAAAAGAAAGAGAAGACAGAAAATAAAAATAAATGGAAAATAAGGAAAAAGACATATTTAAGCAAGCAGCCGAAAAGTCTATGGAAAAACTTATTAAAAACCAAGATGAATTACCTGATGCTAATAAAAAATTAAATGAATTAACACAAGCAAATTTAGCTGTAGATAGAACTGAAAATCCATTAGACTCTTCTTGGTTAAGGATTGAAAAAGCTATGACAGGTGATTTAGCTGATAGATTTTTAAAAGTAATGGAAACACTGCCTGATAAAGAATTTGTTAGAGTTTATTTAAAATCACTTGAATACTTTAAACCTAAGATAATTAGAGAAGAAAGAAATAAAGAAGAAGACAAAAATTTAACTATAGATGTTACTGTAATGAATATAAATGAAAACGGAGAAATAGTTGAATTAAATTTAAACGAAAAAACAAATACTTATGAATAAGTCAGAAAACAGAATACAACAAGAGTGTTATAACTGGTTTTGGAATAATCATCCTAATTATAGAAAATTACTTTTTGCTGTTCCTAACGGAGGAGCAAGGTCTTCTCAGGAAGGAAGGTTACTTAAATTAACAGGTGTAGTAGCTGGCGTAAGTGATTTGTTATTAATGATTAATGGCACAACTTATTGTTTTGAATTAAAAAACTTTTACGGCAAGCAAAGTAAAGCTCAAAAAGAATGGCAATCAATAGTTGAAAAAAACGGATTTCAATATTTTATAATTAGAAGCAAAGAAGTTTTTTCATCAATTGTAGATAAATTAATAATTGAAGAAGAAAGAAAGCAAAATGGAAAATAATTTTTTTACAAGACTAATACTTGGTTTAATTTTTTTACTAGAACCAGTTTTTAAATTTTTATCTTGGATAATTTGGATAATATCTAAAAAAGATACATTTGAGTTTTATAGTAAAATAAAAAATAAAATGATTTTAGAATTATTTAAGAAATGAATTTAAAAGTAACAAATACTTTTTTAAAAACAGCTACTGCTTTCTACGATGATGGATATAGGCAAATAGTTAGCATGGGCGGCTCAAGGTCAAGCAAAAGTTATTCTATACTACAAATGTTAATGCTTGAGTTAACGAGACAAAATAATTTAAAAATAACTGTATGGAGAGACACTAAAGTTACTTGTAGAGCAACAGTTTTAGAAGACTTTGAAAAAATAATAGCTTTTGATAGTGTTATACAATCAAAGTTTAAACAAAACAAACAAAACGGAAGTTTTACTTATATACCTACTAACTCTAGAATAATATTTGAAGGAGCAGATAATATAGGGAAAGTATTAGGCTCGTCTCAACATATTTCATTTTTTAACGAAATAACAGAATTTTCAAAAGAAGTTTATTTGCAAATAACACAAAGAACATCAGGTAAAGTAATATGTGATTATAATCCTTCTAAAGATTTTTTCCTTGAAAAATATAGATTAGATGATAGAACTAAATTTATACATTCTGATTTTAGAGATAATGCTTATTGTCCTAAAAACATTATAGAACAGCTTTTATCTTATGAGCCATGGGAGACGGGTAGCTATGAAGTAATTGATTCAGAAATTTATTATAAAGGCAAAACATTAAGTGAAACAAATAAACCTCCTATTAATGTTAAAAACGTTAAAAAAGGAACAGCTAGTGTTTATATGTGGCTTGTATATGGTTTAGGAATAGGCTCTGAAAAACCAAATAGAATATACAAAGGCTGGAAGCTTATTTCAAACAACGAATTTGAAGCGCTACCTTACGAGTCTTATTTTGGAGTTGATTTTGGAGCTAAAAATCCTACAGCTATAGTTGAAATAAAACACGATGGAGATGGAACGTTTTATATTAAAGAATTATTATATACTCCTTTAACAAATATTGAAGGTTCATTGCAATCAGTAATACAAAGAGATGTAAAACAAATAAAAAAATTAAGCTCTATTCTTGTATGTGATTCAGCTAAAGAAATGTATATAACTATACTTAGAGAAGCAGGGTATAATGCAGTTAAAGCTTTAAAAGGTAATAATACGGTTTCGCCTGGCATAAGTCAAGTTCAAGCATGTAATATTTGTTTTGTAGGTTCTGAAAATATTAATAAGGAATATATTAATTATTCTTGGAAAGTAGATAGATATAATAAGTCTACAGATGAACCTGAAAAAAAAGATGACCACTTAATGGATGCTATAAGATATTGCTTAACATATTTAATTAGAAACTTAGGAATAGAAGTATAAAAAAAAATAAAAAAAATGTTTAAAAATGCTTTTTTAATTAATTTTTTATTGCTACATTTGCTTTAATTATGACAGATATACCGAGCTTTATAAATCCTATTTGGAATAGAAATGAAAATGGGGATTCATTTTACGATTTGACGTCATACAATGACTGGACAGATTCTATTTCTAACGATGAGATTTCGCAGAATCATCCGATATTAACGCCAGCTATATTATTTGTAGCTAAATTATTTTCTCAAGCAGAATTTAAAGTAAAAAACAAACGTTCTAATAAATATAGTAAAAATCATTGGTTATTAACTTTATTAGAAAATCCAAACGCTTATCAAACAGGTAGTGATTTTTTTGAAACATTAATGTTTAGCATGATTTCAAACGGAGTCGCAGTTGTTTATAAAAAAAGAATAACAGGTTTTGAAGATGAGATAAGTTCTTTATACGTTTTGAATTACAGTAAAATTAAATGGCCTGAAGGTTTAACATATAAATATCTTGCAACCACTGATGCAGATAAGTTTTTTAAAAACGAAGAAATTGTTTATGAAGAGCATGGTGAAAAAAAGTCAATTAAAATAAAAGACTTAATGTTTTTTTATGACTTACCAAATTGTTTAAACAAAAATCCATTTAAAGTTAAATCAAGATTAGACGGATTAAAACAAACTTTAATCAATACTAAAGATAGCTTAATAGCTAAAAATATAATTCTTAAATCAAACGGCAAAGAATTACTTACGCTAGATAAAGATAGTTTACATTTAAGTCCTGAAGAAAAGATAGGTGCTGAAAATTTAATAAATGTAAATTACGGTTTAAGTAAGACTAGAAAAAGAGGTTTAATAACTAAAGCTAGTTTAACATGGAAGTCATTACACATTGCTTTAAGAGATTTAGGATTAGATGAAAGCACTAAAGTCGACGGCAATATTGTTTATACAGCTTTACACATACCTAAAGATATATTATCATTAGAAGCTAAAAAAACAACTTATAACAACTTTAAGGAATCAATGGTTTCTTATATTCAAAATGAAATGCAAAGCAGTCTTAAAGCTGTTATAGCTACTTTTCAAAAAGAATTAAATAGCAGTGGTTATAGGTTAGAAGGTGATTATGAACACTTGCCTATCATGCAGTATATACTGAAAGAAAGGTATGAAGTGATATCGCTTAAAGCAAAAGCTTTGAATGATTTATTAAGAACAGGAGTGCCAAAAGAAGTAGCTTTAAGCATGTGCGGATTTGAAGAAACACTAAAATTAGGAGAAATTCAATATTTATTAAATTCCTCGCAAAATCAAAACAATGAACAACAACAAGAAACTAACTCAGGAGGAGAAGAAAATAATGAATAAAATCATTAAAAAAAAGAATAAACAAAAAGACGAAAGCGAAAAAATAACAAAACAATGATAATTAAAGGACTGCCTAAGTTTTCTACAGAAAAAGAATTTTTTAAATTTTTAGTTGAAAAAGAAGATTTAATATTTTCTCAAGCTAAAGCTCAAATTAAAGAAGCTGATGCAATGCCTTTTTTATCGCAACCATTAAAAGAAATTTTTTCAAATAAAAGCTACGAAGAAGAAACCGCTTTTTTAATGGATAAAGATGTTATTTATGTTAAACCAGTAATAAATACAACAGGAATACTAGATTCACATAAAGATGTTCATATTCCTTCTTTATGGAATAAATCATTAGAAGAAAATAAAAGAATAATTCATGTTCAAGAGCATAAGTCTCGTGAGTTTGATAAAATAATTTCAAGCGGCGAAGATTTAAAAGCTTATGTTGAAGAAACTAGATGGAGAGATTTAGGCTTTGATTTTAATGGAAAAACTGAAGCTTTAATGTTTGATTCTAAAGTTAGAAAAGATAGAAACGCATACATGCATGGGCAATATGCTAAAAAATATGTTGACAATCATAGTGTAGGAATGTACTATATTAAATTAGCTACATGTATTAATGATAAAGATTACTCTGTTCAATTTGAAAATTACGAAAAATACGAGCAATACGTAGTTAATAGAGAAGCTCTTGATGTAAACAAATATTTTTGGGCTGTTTTAGAAGCTAAAGTAATTGAAGGAAGTGCTGTTCCTAACGGTTCAAATTGGGCAACCCCAACAACTTCAACAAAAGGATTTCAAAATAATAAATCAGAACAATTAAAGCAACAAGCTTTTATTGAATGGTTAAAAAAATAACAAGCCGCGAAAGCACTTGATATACTTGACGATAGAAGCCGCGAAAGCACTTCTTTAAAATAATTAATAATAATTTAAAAACAAAAAGAAAATGACTCCAGAAGAAATTCAAAAATTGTTGGACACTAAATTTAAAAGTTTAAACGACAAGTTTATTCAAGTTCAACAAGACTTAGCTGATGCTAGGAAAGATGGAGCCTCAGCAGAAGAGCTAGGCAAATTAGTTATTTCAGTTAAAGCTCAAGGCACGGCTCTAGATGACTTTATTGAAATGCAAAAAGAAAAAGTTGTAAACAGTGTTACTAAGCAATTTAATGATTTCTTAATTGAAAACAAAGAACAGCTTTCTAATATTAAAAAGAACAAGCAAGGAACTATAGAATTTATTCCTAAAGCAGTTGGAGCTATTTCAACCGGTAGCGGAGTTGATGCTGAAGACCCAAATCCAAATATTAACACTAAACCTGGTTCTTTTGGTTTAAGAAATGACAACGACTTATTAAATTTAATGAGCGTCACTTCTACGTCAACAAACAGCGCTCCTTACACTGAATGGGTTCCTAAAGACGGAAATTATGCATTTGTTTCTGAAGGTGGAGAAAAGCCACAAATTGATTTTAAATGGGAAAACAGATACCCTTCTCCTAAGAAAATTGCTGCTTATGAAATTTTAACTGAAGAGGCTGTAACTGATGTAACTAGACTTCGTTCTATAGCAGAAAGCTATTTAAGACAAAAACATGATTTGTTTAAAGTTTCAGCTACTTTCTTTGCAGATGGTTCAGGTGAATTTCCTTTAGGAGCTACTGAATATGGTAGAATTTTTGTTGCAGGAGATATGGCTTTAGGTGTTGACAATACTAATTTCATGGACGTAGTTAATGCTTGCGTTACTGATATTTATACGACTCAGAATTTTACTGATGAGATTGAGTATATGGCTAATGTTGCAATGATAAATCCAGTTGATTTTTATTTAGAACTAGTTTCTGCTAAAGACGAAAGAGGATTACCTTTGTACCCTCAAGCTGGTCTTTTTAACACTGTTACAATTGGAGGTATTACAATTAAGCCATGGTCTAAAATTCCAGCAGGTAAGATTTTTGTTGCAGATATGAAGAAATATAACTTAGTAAATTATATTCCTTTTTCAATAAGAGTTGGCTGGATAAACGATCAATTTATTACAAATCAATTCACTATACTAGGTGAATCAAGGTTTTTCCAGTATGTTAAAAACTTAGACCAAAACGCATTCATCTATGATGATATTGCAACAATAAAAACAGCGATTACTGTAGTTTAATATTAATATTTTAAAAACAAATTTAAGATGAAAGAAGAAGATAAAATTAAAGAAGCTAAAGAAGCTAAAGAAGCTAAAGGTTTGCACAAAGTAACTTATCTTAAAAATCACGGTACAAGAAAAAAAGATGAAGTTGTTGAAATGCACTTATCTACAGGCAAAGCTTTAGAAGCTCACGAAATTGCTAAAGTAGGCAAAAAAGTAGAGCTTAAAGAAGCTGTAAGAGGAAAGTAAAAATTCATAATTAAACATTAGATGAGCACAATAGTTAAAAATACGTTTTTTGTAGGAGATATATTTCTTCCTGAAGCTAAACCGACTATAACTTCTGACGTATCAGATATAGATTCTACGTTGTTAGATTTCTTAAATGATAAAGAAGAAGAGTGTTTATCCAAGTGTTTAGGTGAACTTTACTTTGAGTTCATTTCTAAAGTCAATTTATCAAATGACAATGGATTAATTGATGGAGCTGAAGAAAAATGGGATTGGTTACTTAATGGTAAAAAAGAATATTTAAATCCAGAAGGTAAAAAAAGAACATTTAAAGGTTTAAGGTATAAGTCTATAAACGGAGAAGATGCTAAATATGACAGAAGCTTAATAGCTTTTTATATATATTATTTTTTTAAAAGAGAAACTTATATAACTACTACATCAATTGGAAGTAGTATACCTAAATCAAAAAATTCTGAAGTTGTTTCACCTAGTTCAAAAATGACTAGTGCATGGAGAAAGTTTTACAAAGCAACTATGGGAGCAAAAACTCAGCCAATGTTTTACCAAGGTAAACATGGTTTTGGAATAGACTATTATAAATCAGATAGTATATTTTGTAGCTTGTATACTTTTATAAATGACATGAATAATTTAAACGAAAATACTTACGAAAATTTTAATCCATTTAATTGGACTAATGAAAATCAAGCAGGTATATGATAGTCATTGAAGATAGATTTGAAGAAATGATAGACGTTTTACCTGAAATGTTTAACAAAAAAGTCAGCGAAGATTTACCGTTTAAAGTTAAATATTCTTTCGGAGATGACAAAGAGCTTAATAGTTATTTGTTATCATTAAAAGGAGATGCTTATCCATTAATATGGATGGTTTATCCTTTATTAGAAGTTCATACTTTAAAGAAGGTTAAAGTAGAAGATTTAAGTTTTATATTAGCTGTTAAAACAAATGACATCTATTTAAATAAACAAAGATTTGCTACAAATTACAAAAACGTTTTAGTTCCTCTTTATAATAATTTTACTGAATTGCTTGAAAGAGCAAACATAGTAAATTTAAATGAAAAAATAAGGGTAGTAAAATACCCTCATTATTCAAACGAAGAACTTCCAACTGGCGATGAAAAATTAAAGAGCTCTGAAAAAAATAAGACAATAGATATTTGGGACGCTTTAAAAGTAACGATATCGTGTACTATAACAGACTCTTTTTTCAGGAGAGATATAAAATTTATTAAAAATATTTTAAATAATCAATAATAACTAAAAAATGATTTTAGAAGAAATTGCCCAGTTAAATAACGCTAATGATGAAAGCATCGCAGCGAATACTGGAAAAAAAGGTTTACTAGTAGAATTGGCTACCCCTGAGCATTTAATAATGATGCCAAAACAATTTATTATACCAAAAGAAACTGACTTCAATGCAGAATACATTAGAGGTAAAGTTCAAGATAAAACATTTACACCTATTATAGGAGCAAGCGCTTTTGAAGATGTTTCATCGGAAGATTCTTATAACACTAATTCATCAGGTGTTAAAAGATTAAATTTAAAAGGTTTAATCGAGCACAAATTCATGTTTGAAGAAGGTCATGAATTTTACAAACAAATGGCAAAACTTGAAAGTTTTAAAAGTTTTTCTTTTGCGATAGGTGATGACGAAGGTAATTGGGTTTTAGCTAAAAATTCAGAAGGAGATTATATTGGCTTAACAGCTACTCACGTTACTCCTGAAAGAAGATTGTCTAAAGTTAAAGGAGGTGAAAACGAAATGAAATCTCTTCTTATCCAATATGGCAACAGAAAACAATGGGACACCGACTATGACGTCTTTTTAGCTCAATACTTGGATTTTGCTCCAGAAGAAATAGCTGTTATAAACGGTGTAAATACTTCTTTTAATGAAGTGCCTTCTCAAGCTGATACTGTATTAGAAATTAGCGTTGTTTTATCATCAGACAATAGTACTCCTGTTGAAGGTTTACAAGCTGCTGATTTAAGTATAACAAAAGAAGCTCCAGCTGTTGACCCTGTTATAGACTCAATATTAGAAACGACTCCTGGAAATTACGAAGTAACTTTAGTAGCGGCATTAGGCGATGTTGAACCTATATCAGCTATACTATTAGGAGTAGTTGATTCAGAAGAAATATTGTACAGAACTAACAATGTTATTTCAGTGACGCCAACACTATAATAATTGTTGATTTGTTTGTTTTTACCAAAGGGCTTCGTTTTTATAAGCGCGGCCCTTTTTATTGAAAAATAACATGAGCCAAATAAGTGAATATATATTAAATATTGATAATTTCAAAGATAGTCTTTTACAAGAAATTAAATTAGAAATAATTAAAAATCAAGGTAAAATTTTATCTAAAGCGAAACTTAGATTATTCAATTATGGAATAGACGGAGAAGGTAAAAAAATAATGCCAACTTATTCACCTAGTACAATTGAATTTAAAAAAATTAAAAGACAAAGAACATCTTTTGTTACACTTAGAGATACCGGTGAATTTTACGGCAGTATGTTTATAGACTTTAAAGAAAATGAAGTTATAATAAATTCAATGAGTTATAAAACTTCGTTTTTAATATTAAAGTACGGAGTATCTATAATGAGATTAACTGAGCAAGAAGAATTATTTATAATAGATTCAATAATAGAACCTTTTATAATAAAAAAAGCACAAGAATTAAGTAAAGATATAGATTTATTTTAATATGAACAAACAATTAAAAATATATAAATCAGCACGAGAAATTCCTGTATATATTTTTTATAAAATATTGCAGACAAAAAACTTAAAGTTTTTAATAAAAAAATACAACGAAGAAAAAAAAATAGACGATAAAATAGATAATTATTTAAGTCAAATTTTTTCATCTATATTGAATAAATATAATTCATTGAGTTCTGATTCAAAGAATATAAAATCAATGAAAGCTAAAATAAGAATAGAACTAATGGAGGCAGAATATAACGTAGTTATTAGTGCTCTTAAGTTCTACAAAGATACTGAAGATATTAATTTTCTATTTCTTTTAAATGAAGTTGGGGGTGTCTTTAGATTTAACTCGGACAAAAAAATAGACCATCAAGTAAACAAAGCGCTAGCTAGTTTAAAAGGTTTAAAAATGAAAATAAAAATAGCTAAAATAGATTATTCAAAAAAATATAAATTAAATTTAGATGATAAAAAAGAAATAGATTATTTAAGCAACCTAGAGTCTACTGCTATAAACATGGAAAGAGCTCTTGATATGAAGTATCCTATAAATACAATGAAGACAAGTCTTTTAAGATGGTGTAGCCTTCATAAACTAACTAAAGATAAAATGATAGCAAATGGGTAAAGTAAAAATAGATGCCAAAGAAGCAGTAGCTGAGTTAGCTTCTCTAGTTGTTAAAATGAAAGAAGTAAGAGGTGAAATAAGTAAAATTAAAAACAATAGCACAGGTTCGTATGACGAAATGGAAAGAGCTAGTAAAAGCTTAAGAACTAATTTAGCAGCTTTAACAGCTAGAATAACTTATTTACAAAAAACTATTGAAAAAGAAGCTGAGTCTCAAAAGAAAGCTACTAAAGAAAAAAAGAAAGCAACAACAGCTACTAATAAAAATGCTAGCGCTATAAATAAAAATACAAAACGTGCCAACAAAAGCACTAAAGCTAATAAAAAGTTAAGCCTTTCTTTAAAAGAACTAATTAAAGGTTATGGTTTATTTTCAGCTGTACAATTTTTAAAAGACATACTTATACAGACTTATGAACAAATAAAGACATTTGATTCATTAAGATTTACTTTACAGTTATTAAACGAAACTGTTCAAGATTATAATTCTGCTAATAGATTTATGATGAACTTGACAAAAGATTTTGGCGTAGAGTTAATAGCTACTACTAATAGATATATAAAGTTTTCTGCTGCTGCTGATAATGCTGGTTTATCAGTAAGAGAAACTGAAAATATATTTAGGTCTATGACTAAAGCAGGAGCTGCTTTAGGTTTAAAAACAGATGAATTATCCGGTATATATTTAGCTTTAGAACAAATGTTATCTAAAGGTAAAGTAACAACAGAAGAATTACGTAGACAACTTGGAGAAAGGTTACCAGGAGCAATGGGAATAATGGCTTCAGCTATAGGTGTTACTATACCTAAGTTAGATGAAATGTTAAGAAAAGGAGAAGTTCTTTCAGCTGATGTTTTACCTGAATTTGCTGATGCAGTAGAAATAGCTTATGGTATAGAAAATGTAAAAAAAATAGATACACTTGTATCTGCTCAGAATAGATTAGTAACAGCTTGGCAAACGTTAATAAAAACTATATCAGAAGGAGATGGAGTAGTAAGAAAATCAGTTAGTTGGATTTTAGATAGTTTTGCTGAACTAACTTATAAAGTGACTGCTATAATAGGCGGAGAGCAATTTTTTATGAAAGAAGCTATAGCTGCCCAAGAAAAAAATGTTTTAGATAGATTAAAACTGTTTGCTAAAGAAAGACTTAATCCTCATAAAAATTACGCAGATAATGTTTATCAAATAGAGAAAGATTTAGCTTCTTTAAAAGAAAAGTTACTTATTACAGGTGGTTTAAAAGAAAGAGCTGTAATATCATCTCAAATAGAAGAAAAAGAAAAATTACTTGTTGATTATAATAAAAAAATAAAAGACCTTCAAGTAACTATAGCTAAAGAGCTTTTTCCCGCTACTGTTGAGCCATTTATAGAAGCTACAAATAAATATAATAAAATACTTAAAGATTTTGAAGAAGTAAAATCAGGTAAAAAAGTAAAAAGCATATATAGTCAAGATGACTTAGATGAAGCTAGAAATAATTTAATTAACGCTACAGCGGACTGGGCTACTTATAAAAAGTTTGTAGAAGATTCTAAAGTAGTAGTGCCTGAAGGAGATAAAAATTTAGGTAGATTAAGAGAAATGAATTTAAAAGAAATAGCTAGCTTAGAAAAAGAATTTCAAATAGCTGTTTTAAGAAGAAAAATAGAACACGGTAATGATTTAATAGAATCAGATAAAGCTACTTTTAAAGAAAAAATAAATCTTATAAAAGCTAGAAATCAACAAGAAAATAATATAACTCAACTTCAAGCTGAAATAGAAATAGAAAAAGCTGAAAAAACAGAAAAAGAAAAAATAAAAGCAATTAATAAAGCTATATCAGAAGGTGCAATTATGACAGGCGTTGACCCTGAAGTTCAAAAAGTAGATTTAGCTAAAGAAAGAGCTGATAGAATTAAAATTATTGAAGAAAAAATGTTTAAAGATATTGTTGTAAACAATAGAAAAGGACAAAAAGACATATTAGGAGTAGTAGAAGAATACAATGAACTTTACGTTAAAGCTGTTAAAAACAAATATAATTTAGAAATAATTGCAGCAAACGAAGCTTATGAATTGACTAAAAAAACAGAAGAAGATAAAATTAAGTTTCAAGATGAAATAAAAAAAATAAGCATACAAGCGGCTAATGAACAAATTGACGCACAAATAAAAATAAGAAAAGCCTTATTGTCAAATGCTGATTTATCAAAAGATTCTATAGCTCAATTAATTTTAGAAATAAACGAACTAGAAGCATCTAAATCTAAGTTTTTCGATAAAAATGGAGAAATAATAAGTGAAGAATCTGAGCTTTGGGAAGAACTTTTAGAATTAGCTGCTCAATACAGTAGAGCTTTAGGCGATTTACTTGACGCTATATCAGCTAAGAAAATAGAAAATATAGACGCTGAAATAGATGCTGAAAAAAGAAAATATGATAAATTAATAGAATTAGCTGATGGGGATGCTGAGCAGCAAAAAACATTAAGAAGAGATAGAGATGAGGCTATAGAAGCTTTAGAGAAAAAAAGACTTAAAGAACTACAAAAACAAGCTAAAATAAGAAAAGCATTTGCTATAGCAGATATAGCTATATCTACAGCTGTAGCTATAGCTAAAGTACTTGGGCAAACAGGTATTTTTGGTTTAGCTGCTTGGATTCCTGTAGCCGCTTTAGGAGCATTGCAAACAGCTGCTGTTTTAGCTACTCCAATCCCGCAATTTAAAGAAGGTGGAGTAAGTGATAAAAATCAAATAGCAATGATAAATGACGGAAAAGATAAAGAATATGTTAAACGAGGAAATAGTTTATTAAGCACGGATAGCTCTGATGCTATAGTTAATCTTAAAAAAGATGATGTCATATACAAGAATTATGACGAAATGATAAACAAAGAACTTTTAAATCCTAACGGAATAAATCCAATAGGAATGGACGAATTTAACTTTAATAGATTATTTTTTGGAATAGAATCCTCTATATCTGAAGGATTTAAAAATGCTAAAATAAATAACATTGTTAAGGTAATTAATAAAGTTGAAGATAATAATTACAAACATAAATTATCTAGATGGTAAAATTTAAAAAAAACTAAATGGCTAATATAAAAGCATTAAATAAAGATTACGTAAGGTTTTACATAGAGTCAAGTATATTTGGAAAAGACTTGATGGATAATGAACCAGGTGGATGGAATGATGATAATTTAGAATTAGATAGAGCTTTAAATCATGGCATATTTAATAAGTTTTCAAATTCTTTAAGTTTTTATAAAAAGTATAAAGATTTAATAGAAAACACTTTTAATATAGGAGGAAATAATGTTTCTTTGTTTTTAATAAAAGAAGAGTTATTAAATATTGACGGAGTAACTAAATTTGTAGAGGTATATAGGGGTAGAGCTGATTGGGAAACTAAACGTATATTAGATAATGTTTTAAGTATAAAGTTTAATTCAAACGAGCTAGAAGATTTATTAATAGCTAATGAAGACGATGAGCTTGAATTAGATAGATTAGACACTATTGACAATGAAACAATAGAACCATTAGAATACAATAGTACTACAATATTAGGAAGAGAGCTTACTGCTAATAATCACAGTAAGGCCTCTGGACCTGGTTATTTTTTTGCAACAAGATTATATCCTATAACTGAAATAATTATTAGAGGTTTTGATAGGCATTCTAGTGTTGACCAAAGCTCATCAAATGAAATAGAAGCATCAATGATGTTTATAGTTGCTTCTGCTGGAATAGAAAACTTAGTTTCATTAGAAATGGAATTTACATTTGACTTAGAATATTACTGGAGAAATAGGTTTAGTTTTGGCGGTAATCAAACAGGTTATTTGCCTAATGGACAATTCGATATTGACATAATTAAAGTTAAAAGACAAAATGAACAATATAATATAATTGAAGAAACAAATATTTATTCAGACAATAGTGAAGATTTTAGAAATGAAGGTAGTGTAAATGATAAAATATATTTAAACATGCAGTACAATCATTCTACTGACTTAAATTGGGATGAAGGCATGCTTCTTAGATTTAGTTTTTATAATAAAAAATCTACAGATTTACTTTTAAGCGACCCAAATTTTGGTGTACTGCTTTATAATAATATTGACATAAAATTTACAGCTAAAACATTCAAAGGTCCTTCTATTGATTTGAAATCATTATTTATACATGATGCTTTTGCTAGATTAACTGAAATAATAGCAAACGATAAAAGTTTATTTTATTCAAAATATTTTGGAAGAACTGAACTTGGTTATGCTCAAGATGGCGAAGGCGGTTTAATGGGTTTAATAAATGGATATTGGATAAGAGATTTTAATGAAGAATCTGAAAAATACAAATCAATTCAATTGTCATTTAAAAATTTAAGAGACTCAGTTAACTGTATGTTCAATACAGGTATGGGGACACAAATTATAAATAACAAAAAAGTAATAAGAATAGAAGAAGTAAAATACTTTTATCAAAACAAAAAAGTAATAAACTTAGGACAAGCAAACAATGTTGAAAGAAAATATGATAATAAACTTTATTTTAGTGGATTAGAATTTGGACAAGATAAAGGAGGAACTTATGATAATGATACAGGTTTAGATGAGCCAAATGTTGAAAATAGATATACTACTCCAGATAGAAAATCTTCTAATAAATATAGAAAAATATCAAAAATAAGAAGTGATGAAACTGAAATGGAACTTCTTAGAAGAAAACCTCAAGTAGATTTTCCAGAAGAAGATTTTGGATCGGATTCGCATAATTGGTTTTTAGACTTAAAAAGAGCAGCAGGAAATAGATTTATTCAAAATAGTTGGTTTGATAAACTACAATCAATACCTGAAGGAATAAATAATCCTGAAAGTTATAGAGCATTTTTTTTCACGCCTTTAAGAATGATGTTTAGACATGGCTGGATAATAAGAAGTGGCTTGGAACCTTACGTTAATAAATTAATAAAATTCGCTAGTTCTAAATTAAATTCAAATCTTAGAACTCATTTCATAGGACAAGAAAACTCATATCAAGAAAACATTCCTGAAAGTATTGAAGTTGGTGTGTTAGATAGACCAAGGATGCTACCTGTTACAGTTTCTTTTGAAGCTAAATTGTCAAAAGATGTTTTAAGAAAAATATATGAAACAACTAGAGTTTTTTACAATGGCTCATACGAAAATATACCTAACTATTATTTTATGTTTGAATGGATAAATGAAAACGGAGAAAAAGAACTAGGCTATTTAATGAATATGAAACCTGAAAACTTAGGTAAATTTACAATGCAAAAAGCTAATCAATAAAAAATATAATAATGAATAAAACAATTAAGTTAACTTTTATAAAAGATTTTGATATAGATAAATCAAGAATATACTTGAACTTTAATAACTCTTTGACTGGTTTTACCAATAGTTTAAGATTTCAATTTCAATTTGCACCAAGAACAAGTAGCGGTTATATTCAAATATACAACCCTGATTCTTCAGACAATTCTCCTTATACAAATACACCTGGAGAGTATACTGCTAGTTTATTTGCTTATTTTTTTAACATAGATAAACCTACTTGGGTAGCTGAAGTTGAACAACAAGGAACAGATGTTTATATAGTAGCTTCAAATAATACTATAGGACAATTTAATGTAGAATTTTTAGCTCCTGTAGGTATGCTTGTATTAAGCGACCCTCTTCAAATTGTAAATTGGGATGAATTTAGTTCTTATATATCATATTCTTTATTGGAAGATACAGCTTTTGCTATAACTAACGTTGAGTTTATTGAAACAAACGTACAAGATAGTCAATGTGAAAAAGCTAGAATAGTAATAACTTGTAATACAAATATATCGAAAGCTGTTAACATTAATTTATCTCAGTTTACTTATATACCCTCATTAACACCTTCCGCTTTTCCTAGTCCAAATGTTTTTGAAATAGAAATAACAAGAGGCGTTTATAATAAGTTTAAATTAACAGGCATTGATTCATTCTCTGTATTGACTTTAGATTTAGAAGATATATATCCAAATATCGGCTCTATTCAAGTTCCGCTTTTATTAGAGTCTAATTTTAATATAAACTCAATTTGGTCGCAATCTGGTTCAACTGTTTTTATAAATGAAAACATAGAAATAAATCAAAATGATGTAGAATTAGAATTAGAGTATTCTTTAAATAATGAAGATTGGTTTACTGAAAACTTAATAAGCGGTCAAGAAGATGGAGATTATACTTTATATATAAGAGACCAATTTGGATGTGTTATAGAAAAAAATTATTCAGTAGGTTTTCAATCTATAAATAGAGAGCCTTATCATAATATTTCAGAAACAAATGCTATAGATTATTCTTTAGTGGAAGAAATAGATAATTGTTCTATCAAACAAAATTACTTTAATAGTAGAAATAGAAACAGTTTAAATAATGAAGTTTATTCAGAAGACATACTTTTTAATTTATGCGATGAAATTACAACTCAAATAAAGACAAATTACGAAAACATAAACGTAGTTTTAATGAAACATAATGGAGATGATTTAGAAGTTCCTGTTTTACAACGCACCAACAACTTCAATGTTTTCGAAAGTTTAGATTGCAATTTTTACGAATATTCTCCTGACCAAGTAGGTTTATTTTATGAGTCAGGAAATATATATAATGAACTAAACGAAATTATAGATACTTTTGAATTAAATGGAGGCTTACCATCTTTTGCTTCAGAAGGTAATATTGTTTCAATAATTAATTATGGAGACTTTTTAATACAGGAAATAATATTTGATGAAAATATTAACAAAAACGTTATCTTAATTCAAAATAATTTTGTATCTTTACCATCTACAGGTATATCATATAGTATTTATGATATATTAGAGTTTAATGTTTTTGAATTTGGATTTAAATGGGGCTTTCTTGGGGAAGGATTATACAAAGTAAAAATAAACCTTCAAGATGATATTTTTGAAGAAGTTAATTACATAAGTGAAAATATATATATTAAAAAGAATCATGAAAATACTTTATGTTTAGATTACTTTAGTGATAATAATAGAGATATTTTTTATGATTTTCGTTTAAAAAATAGAATAAGAATAAATTACTTATCTATACAGTATAGCGTAAAAGAAGAGTCTTTAAATAATATAGGTGATTTAAAGGCAGAGTTGGTTAAATCAGTTGTGAATAAAAAAGACAAATACTTTTTTGACGCTTTAACAGAGAAAAGAATGACTACTTTAATTTTAGCTTTAAGTTCTGAATTTTGTTTTATAAACGGAACACCTTATGTTAAAGAAGGCTCAGCTAACATTAATCATATTGAAAATACAAACTTAGCTTATGTTGAGCAAGAAATGATAGTAGCTTCAAATAATAGTTACAAGTTACCAAAAAGATATGTTGACCCATTTTATATAGATGTTAGACCTAGTCCTTTTGTAGTATCAGGAATAAATTTTTTAAGAGGTTAATATGAATTACGAACAGCAAATACTTGAAAATAGAAAATTACTTTTAGACATTGTTAATAATTCAAGAAAGTTAATTGACTCAGAGGAAGAACTTAAAGAAATTAGTAATGAAGATTTTTTATTAATTCTTAAAAAAAATTTAAACGGTTTTGATTTAAAAAAAATAAATAAAAACTTATTAAATACAATTGATTTTGAGGTCGATTTGTATGTAAACACAAGCTTAGCGCCTGAAACTATAGGTGGTTACATAAAGGGACAACCTATTACACCGCTTGAAGGACTTACACAAAACCAATTTAATGATAAGTTCTTTACAAACATCAATTTACCAACAGTTAGTTTCAATGTATCAAACCAAATAATTGAAAAAGGAGCAGACTTTGCTGAAACTATAAATATAACATTTGCTTCAAATGATGCAGAAGCAACAGGGGCAACATTCTCATTAGAAAAAGATGGGACAGAAGTTTCAGTAACACAATCTACCGCTTTTGCAGCAAATAATGTAATAGCTAACTTTACATTACAAGGATTTGTTAGTTATGCAGCAAATAGTGTTTTAAGCGCAGGAACAATAAGTACTCCGCTAATGATAATTACACAAAAATTAAAAGTTTGGTCTGGTGCATTATCAGCAATACCAACCAACTACACAGAAGTTAGAGCAATAGCAAATGATGTTTGGGATAATGCAAACACCATCACACTAAACACAGGAACAACAGAAAAAATATTTGCAGTTGCTAGACCTACAAGTTTAGGTTCAGAAGCTAGTTTGCAAGCACAAGATATAACAAACAATGTATCTTATAAGTATGATTTTGAAAGCGCAATAAATGTAGTCTTACCAAACGCTGCAACTGAACAATATAGGATTTATGTGTTAGAAGTAGATAATGCTTACACTACTAATGCACAACATTTAATACAGATTTAAGGTATGGCGATAGAAACAACAGGGGTAGTATTTACAGCAAATGGTTTAGTTATGCTAAATGACAGAGCTAATAATGACCCTAGGAAAAATCCATTTGCTACAAGACAAGATGCTTTAGATGCAATAGACGATACAGTTGGCTTCAATAGAGTTGAAGGTCTTATCATGTATTACAGAGAAAATGATAAAATTGTAGCAGGGATATTTGATGCACAAGGAGAAACTTT